AAGGTCCTACATCCTAGGTAACCTCCCCCCACGGACGAAGTAGTCCGTGACCGTCCGACTAAAAGCCAGACGGGCCCAACCCGAGTTTGATGTCAACGACTCGGGGGCGTCCGGAACGTCGTAAGTGATCTGACGAGGTGGCAATCTCGTCTGTCTTCCTTTCTTCAAGGAGGACCAGACACTTACGCAGGGCCGGCCAGTCATGGATCTCGTTAATAGGGATCCTTGGCTGCACTATCCATCCCTTAACCATTGGGATGGAATTCACATCCCGTGAGTCCACAGATAGAGACTCACGAGTGTGCCGACCCAAAACAGGAGACCCTTCTTCAACAATCGGAAAATGTCCGAGTAATCGGAACATTCGACGATCAAGAAGAGAAACTGCGTCATCAAGACCAGCCTGAAAGAGCTGGTTCCTGAGTGATACAGCTGAAATGATCTCCTGTACGTTCCTCCGTGAGGAGGGAAGAACTCGACGGCAACGGACAATTGAGACGTCCCTGCTATCATAGTACTCCTTCCCGCAAGACTCCCGGAATTTGCCATTCCAGAAGGACTTGCGTCGATTCACCTTGAGCCCGAAGGCCTCGAGTGAGTCGATCACGGAGCGCACGTAGTCAACGGGGACAATGATATCGTCCCCGAAGACGCGCACCCTACCAAGCATCGATCTAACATCATGCTTGGTCAACAGGTGTCCTAAGCACTTCTCAATCCCAACAAAGATGATAGTCAAAAAGACCATCGCCTCTGTAGGAAAGCAAAGTGCTGAACCCATTGACGCAAACTTAGCGAGAGTTAAAACCTCGCCGCTAGGTAGGAGAGCCTTTCGACTCCTGCATGCCATCACTGCATCGTGAAGATGCCTGTGATTTGCATATAGGTTCGAAGCCAGCTCCCATGAGACTCTATCGGACGCTTCACTCAAGTCGAGTGTTGCGAGATCTCCTTCCGAAGATCCTCTTTGAGCCAAACGCTGGTTAGGCGTTTGGTCATCGAGACCGATAAAGGAATCAAGATAACTATTCTTGATTCCATCTTGGAATAGCCGGAGAATTGCCTGCTGTGCGTACTGCATTGCAGTCGGTTCAACAGCTATGATCCGAGGAGTCTTCATCGTCTTAGGGACAGAGACAACCTTTACAGGTATCTCTCTCTCAGGTTCGAGGAAGTCAACGCTCCCAATTGATTCCCAAAAGGACCAATTGGGTAGAACCATCTCCCCATAAGGGAAATATGGTTCTAGCCTACATGGCCAGGTTTGCTGATTAAACTTCTGGTTTCCCAGAAGACGATCAGCTGTAACACCTGGACCATGTTTCGGCCTCAAGTCTCCGTCGTAGATAGACTTATCTACAGACGCGAACAATGAGGCGAATAGTAGCGTCGCGATTCTACGGAAATCGTTGAAGTTCCCGTAGGCCGCGAACGCCTTGACTTCCTGCTCACACTTAACGAACTCATTGAAGGCAGCTTTCTCGCGATCGCTGTCACAATCGATGAGAATCTTGCCAAAGATCAGCGTCAGCTGTCTAATGGCTTGAATCGCATCGGTCGATGGGTCGTCAAGTAGGACACCGGTGCCACGATCGAAGACGAGACAAGAGAAACCCGACAGAAATGCCGGGAGCCTCCCGTGTTTCTTAAAAGCAAGAAACACGTCGTTGTCCACATACCCTCGCTCCAGACTAAGTTCAAAGTCTTTTGCGAAGGTTGGGAGGGTTATCGTGAGAAACGATAGCCCTTCATGCTTCGATCGTTCCTTGACGGTTTTAACGTCAAGGTGGGCGCTAGTGCAACATCGCATCGCCAAGTTCTTGGCAATGCTCGACCAGAGCAGCATTAGGCTTTTCACGTTACCTCCTGATAGAGGAATACGTCCTAAGCCGATGCTACCGCCTGATCAGCCCGAAGCGGGTAAGAAGGAGGATTCCCTGGCTAGCTTTCGCCGCCAAGGATCTTCTTGATCACCGCATCGGTTGACGCCGACCACGTGCCTTTGAGGCCGTTGAAGAGCGACAGCTGATCCGTCGCCGAGAAGAGACCAGCGGCCGGCAAGTCGAACACCACGTAGCAAGACATGCTGCGAGGTGCCGTCGTGCCGGACACCAAGGTCGACCCGGCGTTGTCGCTGTAATCACAGCGAAGGACCCTACGCGTCCGCCTCCCGTACTGGTGGGAAGCGGTAACGCGAAGGAGTGACCCTGCGTTAACGGACAGCGGTCCGGCTTGGTAGATCGATGTCGTCCCCTGCTG